TATCTGCTCGGACATTAGCTCCCTCCATAGTTACTGATACGGTTGGAATAGATCCAACAGAAAGATCGAGGCTGTAATCGCTTAAGTAGCAATTACCAATACCAATTACTTTATCGTCACTTGCTAGTGCTCCAGCACCATTAAGATCTTGACCTTCGGGGCCAGTAACAATGTAAACATTTCGCCCAGAGCTTCCTATGAGGTGTCCTGATGCAAACTGGGCGGTTGTTGGGTTGACACCAGTTTGAACATAAAAACCCAAAGCTAACTCGTTAAATCCGTCTGTTAAATAATAAGAAAAGTCAGTCGATACAGTTGGTGGGTCAAGAATTACTGAGTCGATTCTTGCGAGTTCTCCAAACTGGTTGATATCCTGTCTGTTAATTGTGTAGCTAAAGTTAGCACTTTGCGTCCGTGAGATTTGGTTGTTATTAGCCGCAGCTAAAAGTGACGCATCAGTCCCTACATATAAAGCTTCCGATTGATAAATTACTCTATTTCTGGCCATGATAAAAGATTCTTTCCCTTGTTTACAGTTTTCTAGCTAAAATATGAAAAATTAGCTGAACCTTGTTCTGGCCATATTTATGTCAAAGTCTATAAATCCAACATATAATTCATTTGCTAGAATATTTCTTTCTCTATCTGTAAGTTTTGATGTTGTTACTCTATCTACATAAAATTTTAGGTTACTATCAAAGGGTTCTGTTGCCCCAGTATAATTATAAGTATTATCTTTAAGGTCTCCTAATTCTGTTATTGGATATTCTTTCATAGGTAACTCTGTGAAACATTCATCAACAGAGTCCATAAATATAGATAGAACGCCATCCAGTTGATAGGTATCTTCAGCTAAAATTACTGCATTAACATTTATTTTACTGTTTTGTAAACCTCCTAAAGCGAATGGAGAATTTTCGCCTCTTGTAGTAGATATAAATATTGCAGGAACAACATCATCGTATGGAGTTATATTTGTTTCAGATCCAGCAGGTATCCTAGAATTAACGACATATTTGTTTTCTACAATTATATCATCCTCTGTGTCATTAGTTAAGTAGACATTAAAATCTTTGACTGCGAACTCTCCTGTGACAGTTGATGTGGTTACATCTCCAGATATTAGTGCTCGCCCATTATCGAAATCTAAAACAACTCCATCATTACGCCCAGAGAAGTTTCCGTTTATAAAAACGCCAGAAGGTATTGTGGCACCTGTTACTGAAGAGTCTGTTACCCACTGTTTATAAGCACTCCCATATGGTGTGAATCTAGAATCTAGTCTAGAATCAGTATAATTAAAAAGAGTTCCTGTTTTATTACTAAAAGCTTCTCCTTTTGTTAGTAAAAAGTTGTCAAACCATAAAATGAATGAGTTCGTTATCTTGTGTTGGAATTGTTCTTTCATTTTAGATCTTTAAATTTTTTATTATATTTGTTAAGTAAAGAGGATATGTAAGGAACATTTTGAAACTTACCCTTCCTTACTTTTACACGGGTTTGTATCGCAGATCCTGACCTACCAGCTTTTTTTCTTATCAAGAAACCTAAGCCAGATATTCCTCTTTCTATACCCTCTGACCAGCTTCGCCCACCAATATATGGTAAAGGTGTTATAGCAAAAATCTGCTCTCTAGTTGGTAAAGTAATTTCAAACTCTGAGCCTACAAATCTACCTTTCAAATCTCTCTTAAATATTATATCTGTTTTTTTAAGTAATTCTAGAATAGGAAGTATAGGCTGATCTCCACTATCAAAACCTATGAAGGCAAAAAGATTACTAACGCCACCTAACGTGCCACTTGTATTAGAGCCATTTGGTCCAGAGGCTATTTCTTTTGTTACAGGATGAGCCAGAAATTCTGCGATCATCTCATCTTTTACCTTATTAAATCTCTTCTCTACTTCTTTACGTATATCTTTTTTAGCTACTTTAGGAGCTTGTTTCCTAATAGCTTGTCTGACATCTGCATCTAATCTAGCCATTATGGTTATTCTACAGGACTTAGTTCAAACTCATAAAACTGGTTAGACGTTAAACCCCTTGGTTTTCCATCGCTTTCTATTAAAAACTTTGTGCCATCAAACTCTACTCTACGAGCCTCATTGATATAGTTATATCCATCTTCGTTGACAACTATCCGCACAACTCCATCAGAAGCGACCACTTTATTTTGTGTGCCAGCTTGTTCTCCAGGTCCATCATCTGTTAGGTATGATGTGTCCATGTTATCATAGTAGATACGAGCTTGAAATTCTTGAGAAGCAATACTGTATTCTACAGAGCTATCCGATCCTGTATTCGTTCTTCCATACAAAGCGTTCCAGTTATCATTAGATGCTATTAATGTAGTCTTTGCGTTCTTATACACAGTGATAGTTCTTGCAAAAGTTGTGTGCAAGGTATCATTCAAAGCTCGTATCTTATTTATTTGATTCTGTGATAAAAATCCCGCCATATTGATTTTTACACTTTTATTTATATAATAAGATAGGATTAAGGCATGGATGCAAAAAAAAAGTTGAGCAGGGATTCAAACGAGCAAATTTCTAGGCTTTTCAAAACAATGCTTGGAATGCTTGAGGACATGAAAGCTGATCATGATTTTCATTATCAAAAGCTTTACGACAACATACCAGAGGAACATCACAAAATTATTAATACTGCTAATCACTTTACCCCAGAAAAAGTTAGCTGGATTAGAAAAAGAATCTTAGATATCGGCAATGAATCTATTAGAAATTTTGACTCTGGGTTAGATAATTATACTGTAAGTTTTATTTTTAAATAAGGAAAAAGGCTATGGAATTTAAAGAATTATATTCGTTTTCTCTAGAAGAAGAGAAAGAAGTGGAGAAAACCCACACGCGCAAAAACAAAAAAACTGGTGAGGAGACCACTGTAACTAAAAAAGTTAAAGAAAAAGTCCCAGTTCAAGTTCGTCTAAAAAGACCATCAAGGCGCGAGTTAGAAGAAGCTGAATTAGAATACTCTGTTGAAATGAGTAGGTGTATTAAAAAAGGCATACTCACAAAAGCTATGATATTTAAAAAGTATAGCGATACAGGTGGCGTTTTTACTGAGGGAGAGTCTAGAGATTACTACAAAATTTACAAAAAAGTTTTTGATTTGCAGAATGAATACATCAGATTAGAAAGCTCAGAAAAAAAGACTAAAGAAGAAGAGAAACGTATAGAAGAACTTAAAGATGAAATCATAAAAGGTAAAAAAGAAATGGTGGACACCGAGAGTTCAATGCAAGCCATCTTTGATCATACGGCTGATATAAAAGCGCAAAATCGTCTTCTTCTTTGGTATACTCTAATGTTAACGCATCTTCAACAAGAGGGTGAAGATGAACCAGAAGCTTATTTTAAAGGCATAGACTTTGAAGATAAACTTGAAGATTATTACTTGAAGGAGGAGGAAGCATCTGATTTTTACAGTCAATTAGTGCAAAAAGTCACAACAGTTTTAGCTTTTTGGTTTTATAATCAAGCATCTACTCCTGATGAGTTTAGCTCACTTTTAGAAAAAGTGGAGAAAGGTGAAATATAAAGAGGAATATTATATATCTTTAGTTGGTGAAGCTTTTGACGGGTATACAGAAGTTTCATTTCAAGAGAAAGATATTTATATAAAACATCTTAGTATAAAAGATCAAAGGTATCTCCACAAGTATTACGACAAGTATGTGAACATAGCCTTGAAAAAAGGTTTAGAGTCAAAAGATGATCGAATTAAAGCTATCATGGAAGATGGTATGTGGTCCTCTGAAGAAGACACAGAAATATCCACTTTAAGATTTGAAACAGATAATCTGAAAAAAACACAAAAAGTTTTACCTCTTCGTTCTCAGCGAGAAAAGTTACAAGAGGACATAAATGCTAAATTATTAAAGTTAGCTGATTTAGAGAGCAGAAAACTAGAGGTTGTAGGCAAGACAGCAGAAGACTATGCTAATCGAAGAAGTAATGATGAAATTCTAAGGTTCTTGTTGTTTAAGGATAAGTCATTACAAAATCATTTATATACAGAAGAAGAGTTCGGGGAGTTAGAAGTCTGGGAAGTTAATAAGTTAACAAGTCTTCAAACTAACATTCAAGCGAAGCTTTCTGACGATAGATTACAAGAAGCTGTATTAAGACCTTTTTTTACAATGTATCTTTCGCTTTGTGAAGATCCTTACGCTTTTTATGAAAAGCCAATAACTAAATTAAGTGTTTATCAACTTAGAGTTATATTATTTGGTAGAATGTTTCATAATATTTTTCAATACACTGAGGATATACCTGATCATATAAGAGAAGATCCCAAGAAATTATTAGCCTTCTCAGAGAGCCAGAGAAACAAAGACTCTAATAAGCCAATGATTAAGGATGATGCTGATGCATCTGCTGTTTTTGGAGCTACAGATGAAGATGTAGCAGATCTTGGCGGTTCCAAAGGGGGTGTTACTCTTAGTTCAGAGTTAGAAAAACATGGTGGTAAATTAGATATGAAACAAATGATGCGATTAGCTGGGCATGATGTGTAAATCTTTGTGTAAATAATACAAAGGTTTAGGGACATGCCATTAAGAATACCAGCAGAAGTAACAGGTTTAGAAGCTAGCGTTCAAGCCGCAGCAAAGAGAGCAGGGCGTAATTTAAAATTAAATTTAGGCACCAACGCAAAAAGTATCGAAGGTTTGTCCCAACCTCTCGGTAGAATAACTGGTAAAGCTGATCAGTTCACTAAATCAATGGAAGCCGCTAACGCAAGGGTGTTAGCTTTCGGTGCGTCTGTTGGAGTTTTAAATGCTGTAACTCAAGGTTTTAAAGATCTTGTCACAACGACAATTGAGGTCGAAAAATCAATGGCAGCTATCAATGCCATCTTAGGCAAGACAACTGGGGAACTAAATAGATTCAAAGGGGCCATATTTGATGTTGCTAGAAATACAGAGCAATCTTTTTCCACTGTAGCTGAAGCAGCATTAGAGTTAAGTAGGCAAGGTTTATCAGCTGAAGAAGTAACAGGAAGATTAAATGATGCTTTAATATTAGCCCGACTCTCTGGTCAAGGAGCCGCTGAAGCCGTTGCAGGTTTAACTTCAGCTATCAACGGATTTAAAAAATCAGGAATAACAAGCACACAAGTAGTTAACAAGTTTTCAGAGGCAGCGAAGAACGCTGCGGTATCTGAGAGAGATCTGGCAGAAGCTTTTAAGCGAGCTGGTGCTGTTGCAGGGCAAGCTGGTGTTAGCTTTGATGAATTGGCGGGTATTGTCAGTGCGGTGCAACAAAAGACCTCAAGGGGAGGAGCTGTTATTGGTAACTCATTTAAAACAATTTTTACTAGACTACAAAGTCTGGATAAGTTGGAAACAATGCAGAATTTAGGAGTGCAGGTAACTGATGCTTCTGGTGAAATATTAAACGCAACACAGTTGATAAAAAACTTAGCTGCTTCAATTCAAGATTTACCTGAAGCAAAACAACTTCAAATAGCAGAGGATTTAGTCGGTAAATTCCAAGTGGCACCTTTTGTTTCTATTTTGGAGGACTTTAACGATCAGCAATCAATAGCAATTAAGCTGACGCAAATTTCACAAAACGCTTCTACAGCAGCTTATGAACGTAATACAGCTTTAAATGAAACATTATCAGCGGCTATAAATAAGGCGACAGTTAATTTAAAAGAACTGT